TAGAGGTGGAAGTCTCTGGAACCGTAGTGGAGGTAGTAGATGTTGGAACAGTTGTTGGTGAGGTCAAACCATAAGACCATGTGTAAGGCTCTGTCGGTGCACCGTCACGCCAAGCCAAGCAGTCAGACCATGTTGGGTAAAGCCCTGAGCGGTAATGCTCGATGGGCTGAAGCATTGTCCAGTTGCTCGTGTCGGACTGCCAGCAGGTCCACACGGTGTGGTTGACGTCCGCTCTAGCGGATGTCGACATCAAAGAGTAGATGGCGACTGATAGAAATATCAGCCAGCGACTATGCCCTTGCGACCCAAGCATTTGCGTCTTGGTCCCAGTCGTAAATCACACCATCAGGATTTGATGCGCTCTTAGCATCAGCAGGTTCGTCAATAGGTGGAAACCAGTTCTGCTTCGTCGGCTTCCACACCCAGTTTGAATGCGGTGCTGGGGGAACAAATCCGTGAATCGCATCATGCGTCCAACCCACACGAGCGCCCAGCACCGCTGGGTCGTCAAACGAAGTTGGAACATACAAGGACGCATCGCCATAGCGTTCAGGATTCGACTGAATCCACTCAAGCGACTCGACAGTCACCACCGAAGTGACGACACCGCCTTCGACCTTTGCAAAGAAAAGAGACTCAGCCATTATCGGAACCTCACCATGACGATGCCCTGAAAGCCAGCAGTTGCTCCACCGTTGCTGTCACCACCGCCTCCACCTGCGCCATACTTTGATGACGAGACGCTACGTGCACCAGCACCCGTGCCCTGCTGGCCGCTTGAATACGAACCACCAGAACCGTAGTTGTAAGCCGAACCAGAGAAAGTGAGGCTTACACCATCAAGCGCTGAGCCACCGCTGGTGGATACAGACTTCTTGCCGTTGTAGATGTTCACATCGTAAGCCTTGGACACGGTTCCCGGTGCCGCAAGAATGCCGTTGAAAGGGTCCTGTGCCTGAGTGCCCGACGATGGCCAACCAACAAATGCTGTCAACTTCTGCATCGGTGGCTGAGTATCTGGACCAAACGAAAATTCCCCAGTTGAACCACCACGGTTGCCACGATAACCCTCAACACGATAAGCGGTCGCATCCGCAAAGATGCTAGAAGCAGTAGGTGCGCCAACGTCAACAGCGTATGTGCCGACAGGAAGAACCATCTTGCAGATGGTCACAGATGCACCAGTACCACCAGAGTCGCCGTAGGTACGACCAATGAAGTTCGTACCAGCGTCTCCGCCTCCGCCACACAAGAAGAGTTCAAACTCGCCCTGCTTCGTGACAGTCAATGTGCCATCGGAAGTGAAGGTAAGAAGCGTGTACGCAGTTCCACCATCGGTGATTGAAGATGAGGTTCCACCGCTTGCAACACCGGGTGCGACACCAGCGGCTGCTGGTCGACGCCCCCAAGTAGAAACTAACTGAGAGACCCTGTCTCGTCCACGAATCGACATCGTTACGCCGTGATTCGGTTGACGTACCCGTGAATCGTCAGGACGTTTGCGCTAGCCGCAAATGCACGGACGACCAGAGGAGTTGCATTCCCCTTCAGAACGAGACCCGGGACAACAAGGAAGAGGCCCGACTCCGCAGTAACCGTGACCTCAATCAAGTCATCTGGTGCGCTAGTTCCACCGAATTCAATCGTCAACTTGCGGTCAGCGGTGTCGGTGTTCTGTGCGTAGAGCCAGATTTCATCGAATGTGGTCGAGGTGCTGGATGCTGTGTGAATCAGCGTTCCTGCGGTTGCCGTGGCGGCAACCTTGATGGCTCGACCATCGGTTGAACCGCTCAGGGTCAGTTTTGAAAATGTTGCCATACTAAAGACTCCGTTCGTTACCTGATGCCTTGGCTTTTATAGACCCAGCGTGTTCCGCAGAAATCTCTGCCACCAACCTTTGTATCAAATCGTTACGCTGACGCTGGGCCGTATGACCCCCAATGTGCTGTTTGTACAGCATCTCGGGGATGTGCACCATGTCGGTTGCAAGGTAGGTCCGAACGCACAGTTCGTAATCATCGGCCACTGGAAGGGTGGGATTATGCCCCCCAATTTCCCTGTACAAATCTGCTTTCCAAGCCCTGATGTGGTTTGGGGCTGACACGATGTGCCCCATCGTTATCTCGTTGACAGGAGGAGCCGACATCACCCACACCCCATACTGGTCCGACCAATACTCCGAGCCGTACCCAAAGGCCCAGCCTTTCGGGTACACCCCAGACTCCCCTGAGGGGAGAATCTCGCACCAGTCCGAATACACGAACCCAGCCTCTGGGTTTGCCAAGAATGCGTCGTTGACCTTCTGGAGGCAGTCCACAGTCAGTTCGTCATCGTGGTCGAGTTCTGCCAGTATGTCGCCTTCAGCGACCATGAACCCCTTGCGCTTGACTGAGCCAATCGAGCCAGAATGCACATGGGAGCGATGCATCTGAATCTTGTAGCGTTCATCAGAGGCAAAGCCGTAAACCTGATTCCAGACGTCGTTAGTCGTGGAGTCATCCCAGATGACCCACTCCCAGTCCTTGAAGGTTTGTGCCTTCAGAGACGCCCATGTTCGGGCTAGCACGTCTGGGTTAGTGTTGTATGTCGTCGTAATGACAGAAATCAAACCTAAATTGACTCCCTGTACCCATAAATACGCAAAGAACCAGTTATGGAACCAGATGGTGGGAAAATCGTAAAACCATCAAATGAAGATTGAACCTGATGCATCCCCCAAAGCGTTCCAGCAATTGCACTGTTCGAACCAATCCCATTTGCGAGAGAAGTCCACGATGTGTAATCAGCGGCAAATGGATTATGTACTTCCATATTCAGGTCCCAAGAGATGTCAGCAACCCAACCAATGTATCCATTGGAAAGATTGGAGTCATAGGCCCTACTGGGACCTCCGCTGTGTGTTGTGTAAATACTATGCGTGTAATAGGCGCCTGAATTGTCTGTACCATTCGCCCTGAAACGTATTCTTAGTGTATCTGAAGTTGAACTGTACTTTGGATTGATGATAATCCTGTATTTTGAATATGCAGATGAAAAACAACCATTCACCGAAACGCTGCTGGCGGAAGTAAACGATACTTTTCCACCGCTAAGTGATACACCTGTTCCAGCAACGCTTGTTGGGCTCAGCATAACCGCCATTGCTAAATCTGGTGCGGTTGCGTTTGTTTTGTACACCCATGAACTACCGTCGTAAACAGCAATACGGTCCGTGTCTGTTTCGTAAATCATGAGTCCATCAGATGGTGAATTTGGTCTAGTAGAAGATGTAACGACTACAGCACCAGCAATACCTTGAGGCCCCTGCGGACCCTGTGCCCCCTGTGCGCCCTGCGCACCTTGAGGCCCAGAAGAACCAACAACAATGGAATCCCATTGAGAAGTTATCGAATTGTACTTTTTGAGAACAGACATGATACCCCTAACTGAAAACCTGATTGGTCAAAACACTCTGGTCATCTGAATAATCCGGAACACCCCACTTGACACCAGTAGCAGTAGAACTATCGGCAACGAGGACAAGGTTGTTCGAACCAACCGCCAAACGCACAACTGTGTTGTCGGCAGAAGCAACAATCAAATCACCCTTCGCATCAACAACGGTCGAAGAAATGCTTGAGTCTGTCGCCCCAGTGTCATTCCAAAGAACCGAAGTGTCCATTGGTGCAGTAGTTCCACTCTCGATGCCTGTCGAACCAGTAGTACCCTGAGCACCCTGAGGCCCTTGCGTACCCTGAGGTCCAGTCGCCCCCTGCGGTCCTTGTGGACCGGGAACGGTGCTAGCGGTACCAACATCACCCTGTGCACCCTGAGGTCCCTGGGCACCTTGTGGACCCTGAACTGTCGACTGAGGACCAACAGCACCTTGGGCGCCTTGAGCGCCCTGAGCACCCTGCGGTCCAGTAGCACCCTGTGAACCTACAGCGCCTTGAGGACCATCTGGACCCTGTGGACCAGTCGAACCTTGCGGACCAGCATTACCCTGCGGACCCTGAGGACCAACAGAACCCTGAGCACCAGTTGAACCCTGAGGACCCTGAACACCAGTCGCACCCTGAGGACCCTGTGCTCCCTGCGAACCAGTCGAGCCTTGTGCACCCGTATTGCCCTGAACGCCCTGAGGGCCAGCAACACCCTGAGCACCCTGTGGACCCGTTGCACCCTGCGACCCTTGTGCACCCTGAACACCCTGTGCTCCTTGAGCGCCTTGCGCTCCCTGTGCTCCAGTCGGTCCGATAGTGCCAGATGAGATAACAGAAATAGCATCACCAACACTCACGGTCACATTCTGAGTTGCCATCGCTACCTCGTCACATCCGCCAACACCGTCACGGTGCCAGCAAAAATAGTCGTCACTACACCGCTGTTCGTTTCCTCCAAGTCCCAGTAATGGGTTCCAGAGGCGAGACCAGCGGTCGTAGCCGCAGACATCGAACAAGTCACCTGACCAGACGCACCATTCGTCACCGTGCAGGTGAACGCTGCATCGACAATGCCAGAGTCCTTCGTGGTGCGAATCTGGGCACGATACGTACGACCTGTGATGTCGATTGGCGTAGTGCCGTTGGAAGTCAAGTTCACAACGATGTTCTGCGTATCGCCACGAACAATCTTCAGATTCAACCTACCCGGAGTAGCCATCAGTCATCCTCTCTCATTTTGCGTGGTTCACCCTCGCAACACGAATCCTTGAAACCGCATTCAGGACAGCGCCAACGACAAGCAACAGGAGGATACTCACAGCCACACGTCGGACATTCAACGCTCCCACTCATACAACCTTGAGTTGCGTACGGGTCGACTTCTCCCGTTCCGCCACAGCCGCAATCAGGCTGTCCAGTTCCTCATCCGTCAACTCGGCCGCCTTCTTCGACGACTGCACCGTGACCGTAGGCGGAGCCATACGGTTCGTAGCGGTCAGATACAACTGAGCAGACTTCGTGTCACCATCGAGAGCCTTGCTGTACAGCGTGTCCAGAAGTCGCTGGGTTCGCTCAGGCGACCCCTGAACCTCATCCACCGCCGTCTGCCACTGCTTGCGGAAAACTTCCTTCTTCTCCCAACGGCGGAGGG